GTCTAAAATTGTGTCTTTAGAGGCGAACTCTGTACCGTAGTTTATAAGGCGCTTTGCCATAGCCGCCCCTACGTCTTCTTCGCTGTCGGGCATTTTGATATCGGCCGCCGTCAGCGTCACATCCTCCGTCAGCGCCTTCCCGTTGATCTTTCTCGCCAGCGGAACGAACAGCTTGCCGAGAGCCGCCTTAACATTCGACCACAGCAGGCGCTTAGCCTTGCCGCCGTCCGCGCTGTCCGCGATCATTACGCCGTCATCGTCGGCCGGTGCGGCCTTGGCGGTGACCTTGGCCGGGTCGGTTGCAGCAAGAGCCTCGTCGATCTTATCCCAGTTCTCGTTTCTGGCTTCTACATTGTAGAAATCCTGCGGACTGTGCTTATTCAGTCCGTAGTTTGTCGTTTTACTCGCCATCCGGCAACACTTCCTCTCTAATTTCAAAATGCGTAAGCAAAGCCAGTTGCGCGTGCGTGAAGCACGTCAGGTCTGCGTGCTGATTGTACAGCAGCGACGTCGTGCAGACCATATTCGCAGGCACAATGTCCGCGAGCAGCTCCTCGACCGCCTGCTGATTACGCTTTGCGGTCAGCGCGACTTTGACCGTCAGTGTGTACCTGTCGCCGTTCAGTTCCAGCTTATAGCCGTCCTCGCCGCACAGCGTTGCAAGCTGCTGCCGCAGGCGGCGCACGGAAAACGGCAGCTGCGTGTTGATCCTGGTCAGCACCTTAAACCGGCGCTCGTCGAGCGTGTCGGTGTCCTGCGGCACAACGCCGAAGATCTTCTCGTACCTCTGAATGGCGTACTCCCCTGCTGTGCTTAGAAACTGCGCATCGAGCACCGCATCAGCGGCATCATGCAGACGGTCAATCTCCGGCTGCTCGGTCTCACACAGCAGCGGGAACTCGTAGGTTTTGAGCAGGATTGGCGGCAGGTAGTCCTGTAATTTCTTCCTCACGTCGCACCTCCGATACTGCCGAGCTGCGGAATTTCGTCCGCTGCCAGCTCGATGTTCTTCACACTGCCGTTGATGGTCGTGTCCTCCACGTCCACCACGCAGTCGAGCGCAAGCAAATGCGTCTCAATCTGCGAGATACGCACAACCGTCGTCGCGCTGTCCGCCCAGATCTTCGCCAGCTCGGCAAAGTACATCTTGACCGCGCTCTCCACCTGCGACTGTGCGCTCGACCACGCCCAGCCGGTCGCAAAGGTGATATTGGTTGTGATAGCAATGTCGGCATACCTCGCACCGGCGACAGTCACGGTGTGCCCGATCGGCGCAAGGCCTAAGCCTTCGCCCTGATTGCCCTCGGGGTCGATGGCGGTCTGTACCTTGCTGATAAGCTCGGTACTCGGTGCGGTGTAATCAGACGCGATAATAGTCAGCTTGACCGTGCCGCCGCCGTTCCAGACCGGATAGACCTTGACGCCGCCAACACCTGTAATAGCGTTGACCTTCTCGCGGTAGTCGGCCACGTTGCCGCCAAACGCTTCGCCGTCAATGCTGGCGTAGTATTTCTCGCGCAGCGTGTCGGTCGTGTCGCCGTCCTCGGCCGGAATGAGCACCGCTGCAATCTGGGCGGTTTCCAGACCGTTCACCGTCTGGATTGGTAGCAGCAGACCGGTGTACTTGTTGCCAACCGTACCGAGCGTTTCCGCTTCCAGCTTGTAGTGACCCGCCGATATCTTTTCTGTGATAGTGTAGTTCACCTCGTCGCAGTTGAACCGCAAACCCGCGGTCAGCTCCACACTGGACGGCGTGAACACGCCCTCTATAACAGCAGCCGTTTCGCCCTGAATAGCTACGCCGCGTTCTTTACAGCGCAACATAAGGTATTGCAGGGACGCAGTATCGACAAAGGTTTCATCCATAACAACATCAAGTTCCATGTACGCCTTTGCAAGTTCTGCGGCAGCAGGTGATAATGCGTCATAGATGATACTACCTTCCCGCTTGTCCACCGTATCCGGCACAGATTCCAACATCCGGTTCATGATATAATCAAATGTCATTTCATCGGAATACTTTCCGATCATGCCGCTTCACCTCCAAACTCAAATTCGCTTTCCACGTCGCCCTCGGTCGTGGTTACGGTAAATTTCACAAGCAGGCTGCGCTTACCCTTGGTGAATGAAAACTGCTCCACCGAGAGCACACGATCATCCACCATGAGCGCATCTTCAATCGCCTTGGCGACCTTGGCCTGCAGATACGGCGTCATGGTCTGCCCGAGCAGGGCGTTCAGCTCGATACCGTAATTCCAGCTGTAAATCGCGTACTGAAAGCGTTCGGTCTGAAGAATCAGGAAGATGGCCTGCTTCATGGCTTCCAGTCCGTCCAGCTTGCCGCCGGAACACGGGTAGCCGTCAAACCGCAGCGCGTAGGTGCGTGTAGGCTGTGTTTCAATCTCGAAATCCTGCACGAGATCGTCATTATACTCTGTCGGCAGCATTACAGCGCCCCTTTCTTGTCGAATATCAGGTACTTTTGTCCGCCCTCATTGCGGAACAGGATGAGCACATCGCCCACCTTGAACGAGGATGCGCTCACGCCGCTCTTCACGATGAAAAACTCCTTGGTGAGTACAAGTTTCTGGTCGATCTGCACACGGAACGGGGAGAGTGCAATCACCTTGCCGAAGCAGATTGTCATCGGCAAAGCGGCTTGACGCTCATTCGCGGCAATCTGCTTTAACGTGTTGATAAAACGCTGCATATCAGACACTAAACTCACCTCGAATTCCGCTCAAATACAGATCCATCGTGTACAGGCCATTGCTGAACGTGTGCTTAGCCTTCTCCACACACATATAGTTCTTGATGTTGATGTCACCCAGGCCCATGCCGACGCAGACCGAAGTACCGGCTCTGGCTCTCACGTCGCCGAAAACCTTCTGCATGGTCAGTTCGCGGTGAATAACGTTGTAGTATTTCATCAGCGCCTTTGCCTTGGTCTGCAAATCGGCGGTGTTGAGGGCATTGTCCAGCTTTTCATAATACTGGAGCGTGCCCCATTTACTCTGGCTGGCGGTATTGTTCATCACATGAACCTCTCTGACGCCGGTTTCGTCGTTGTCCCACGCCAGCTTGATGCGGTTGTACACGTCACTGTCGATGGACGAGGTGTAGCTGTATCCCTGCGCCGTGTCCTCGTCGATGTAGAGCGGCAGGAGCAGGCTCTCGTAGGGTTTGAGGCACAACTTGCCGAAATCGTCATACAAGACGTACACCTTGCCGGTGTTGATGATGGTCAAATCACTGGCGTTGCCGAGCATATCAAAGAGCGTCCCCTCCTCGATACGCTGCGGAATCTTGTACTTGGTGTCTGCCACCGTGCCGACCTTCAAACCGTAGTCCGCAGCCAGCATTTTCAGCACATCGGCATAGGTCTTGTTCGTGTAGCTGATGGTGTCCTTGTTCTTGAAGTAGCGTAGCTGATCGTAACAGGTTACCTTAATCAACCTGTTATCACTGCGGCTTTTCTTAAAAACGTAGCCGTAGAACACATTCGCGCCGTTAAACCGAAAACTGACCGGATTGCCCTCGTGGAAGTTGAGGGTATCGTCCTTGACCACCGTAAACGTCAGCGAGGATGCCGCGCCGCTGCGGGTGGTTTCCCACACGATGTCGCCCTCAATCATCGGCTGCTGAAGCTGACCGTTCCTGTTCTGGATGATCAGTTCCGCACCCGGCATCTGGCAGGACGGAACATCCCGCAGGATCTCCTTGCGCGTGCCCGCCGCGCCGGTGACAGACTTAACAACAACGGTCGTGATATCCTTCTTCTCTTTCTCGGTGCTCGTGTCCGAAGAGGTCGAGCCGGACGAGCCGCCCGAGCCGCCGATGACGGCTTTGCCGTACTTCTTGCCCCAACGGTTGCACTCAGCATCCGAGGACATCAAGAGGTCGAAGTGGTACACGCCGTTTTCGATTTGAATCATGCCGCCACGGTCATTGACGGTGTAGGTCACGCCGTCAAGCGCTGTACCTGTACCCTTCACTGTAACCTTAGTACCAAACGGTACGCTTGGCGGTGCAGCACAGGTATGCTTGGACGGGTCTAACTTGTTACCGAGTGCGTCAAGAAAGCCGCCCTCCATGGCGTTATTCGCGGGATAGTACGCCGTAAATAGCGCCTTAACCGTATTTGTAGCAGTGCCAGACGATTTAGAGCCGGAATACTTGGCAAGCGTATCACCCGAGGAAACGTAGTTCAGCGGATTGACGGACGAGCCGTTCTTGTGCATACCGAAATGCAGGTGACAGCCGGTCGAGCTGCCGGTTGTACCGACGGCGGCAATCTTCTGCCCGGCGGTAACCTTTGCACCCTGCTTGACGTAGAGCGCCGAGGCGTGCCCGTAAAAGCTCATCAGACCGCCGCCGTGGTCGATGCTGATGTAGTTGCCGTAGCCACCGTACCAGCCGGACTTCGTGACCGTGCCGGGGCCGAACGCGAGGATTGGTGCGCCGCTTGCCGCTGCCAGGTCAACGCCGTCGTGGAATTCCTTGCCGTGGAACGGACAGGTACGGTTGCCGTAGCCGCTCGAAATGCGCGAGTAGGATGGACACGGCCAAACATATTTACCCATGTTCTCCCCTCCTTAACCCGGCAGCTTGAGCACGGTGCCGGGGTAGATCCACCAGCCGTTACTGCTGCTCGACCTGCCGTACTTCTTGGCGGCGGCCTCAATGGCAGCCTTGTTCAGATTATAGATAGACTGCCACTTAGTACCGTTCCCCAGCTTCACCCGGGCAATGTCCCACAGCGTATCACCGGACTTGACGGTGTACGTCTTGCCTGCCGGTGCAGTCGTGGTGTCGCGCTTTTGTGTGACGGTGGCTTTCTTCGTGCCGGAACTGCTCTCGCTCTTCTTGAACTCGATAGACTTTGTGTGGTACGGCGCGTATTGCAGCAATTCAATCTTCGCCATGACATCAACGCCGTAGCTGCCTGCGTCCTCGGCAAGCTCGTAGCTTTCCAGAGATACTGTCATCGGCTGTGCGCTCATCAGCTGTTCGCCGCTGTCGTCTATGCGGATAACCGAGAACTCAAACGACTTGCAGGCGGTCTTAAGCGATTCCAGCTTGCTCATGTAATACTGCGCCGGCTGATACCCGTTCGGATAACAGGCAAACGGGTATTCCCTGTTCGGCAGGAGCGCTGAAAAGCTGATTTTCGACAGCCCCGGCGTTTTCAGGACGTTCACCTGGCCCTCGTTGATGAGGTTGATGGTCTTGTTCTGGTTCGCGATTTTGATTGTCAAAGCCGATGGCGTGACCGGAAGGCGCACACCGTCCATGTAAAACTCGTACATCAGATATGCACCCCCTCTGCACTCGTTACCAGAGCCTCGGTGACCTTGGCTTCCAGCAGATTGACTACTCCGTCCAGATCCATCTCGTTCGAGATGTTGTTGTGGTTGACCATTTCCACCTTGATCTCGGCGGTGGTGTACTTGTTGATGACCTGCCGCTCCGCAATATCGCGCAGCAGCTTGATGTCGTCCGAGGATACGCTCACATCGTCCGCAATCTGGGCGGTGTTGTCCGCGATGTTGGACAGCAAACCCGTTGCCGGATCGTCCGGCAGGTCAAGACCCAGCTTTTCAGAGATGCTGTTCTGGAGGTTTGCGCCCCAGTTGTAGCCGTTGGCGTAAGCCGTCGAATACTCGATCTTCTCCTTGTGCTTCACGTACTCCGTCCACCCGGACTGATCCTTGATCTTCTGGATTCTGTCGGTGTAGCTGTCGTAGAATGTGTCCAGACCGCTGGTGATATTGATCTTCACGCCCGGAATAAGATTGATGAGCTTCTCGATCGTCCTCACCATACCGCGGATGACGCCGACAACATACTGGCTGAGCTGCAAAAACAAAATCTCGATTGACGCAATCGGGTGCTGGAACACGTTGCCGAGGAAGTTGATAAGGTCGGCAATGACGTTGTAGACCGGCAGATAGAACATATTGTAGACAAACGCGCCTGCCATCGCAAACAGGCCGCAGATCACGCCGACGGCGCTCGTCGTTTCGTTCTTTGCCCGGTTCGTGTAGTTGATGTACGCGGCGATCACGCCGATCAGAATGATGATCGAGCCGATAATCAACACGATCGGGTTGAGCGACATCACGGCATTGAGCATCTTCTGCGCGGCTGTCAGCGCCTTCGTAGCCGCAGCACAGATCTTCGTCCAGTTGGCGGCCACCGCAAACAGCGCAAAGGCTGCCGCAGCCGCAAGCACCAGCGGGCCGATGACCTCAATATTGTTCGCCACCCAGTTGATGGCTTCGAGCAGCGGCCGCAAGGCCATGATTGCCATGTTGCTGGCCTGCGTCCAGACGTCCGACCAGGTGAGCGGAATCTCGTTGAACTTCTGGTTGGTTTCCTCCGCCGAGGACAGCAGCGCGGACTTGACAATGCTCGCCGTCAGCTCGCCCTCCTGCGCCATGCTGCGGATCTCACCGACCGATACGCCGAGGTAGTCCGCAATCGACTGAATGATGGTCGGTGCCTGCTCGAATACCGAGTTCAGCTCCTCACCGCGCAGCACGCCGGAGCCCATCGCCTGCGTGATCTGGAGCATGGCGGCGGCCTGTCCCTCGGCGGACGTGCCCGCAATCTTGAACTGCTTGTTCAGCTGCTCGACAAACGCGATCGTTTCCTGATTGCTGCTGAATGCGTCACCGGCAAGCAGGCCCATCTTTGCGACTGCATCCGCCGTAGCGTTGTACGCGCCGCGCGAACGCATAGCGGACTGGTAGATCAGCTCCTGCAGGTCGGCGGTGCTTTGCAGACCGTCGTTCATCAGGTTGAGACGGGCGGTAGTCTGCGTCAGCTCGTCCGACATACTGACGATACCGCTTACCAGCTTGGAGCCGAGGAACGCGGTGCCCAGCTTTTTGAGCGAGGCCGTCAGGTTTTCCGCCGGCGGCTGCGCCGAGGTCATGCTGCTCCGCAGCTCCTCGACTTCGCTCACGGTTCGGGTGAGTTCTTCGCGCACACCTGTCAGTTCGCTGTTAAATTGTGAATAAAGACCGGTCGGTGCAGCCTGTTCGGTCAGGCTCTGCATCCGTTCAAACCGGTCGTTGACCGCACTCAGGTTGGACGCGATACGGCTGAGCACATTACTCATGCCGTCGCGCAGCTGGACGGTGTTGGACAGTGCCATAGAACTCACCTCCCTCGTTTCGCTTTATCCAGAGCGGCCTTTTCGTCCTCGTTGTACACGACACAGGACGCCCAGATAAATGCCCGTTCTTCCTTTGGCAGACTTAAATATTCGGACGGCAGGATATGGAGCTTTTGCAGGCAGTAATGCGCTGCATACGCTTCATAATCATCAGAGCCCTCACCGTCCCGAATCAGTTTTTTGCCTGTTCCACCAGATCGAGCTTGTCACCGAAGCCGCAGATGTCGAACAGCTTTTCCGTGTAGTTCGTATACTCACCCGGCGTCAGCATGGCCGAGATCAGCTCCTCGGCGCACTTTACGCCGTAGCTGTCCTGCAATTCTGCGTCGTTGAGGTTCGGATAAACCGTGCAGGCGGCTGCCAGCTTGGCAAGGTACAGCACGTTGTCGAATTCCTGACGGAAGCTGCCGCGCTTGCCCGGCACCTGTACGCGGTACTGGCAGTCGCGGCGCAGCGTTTCGTCCTCGCGCGAGGAAATGCAGCGCACCTCCCACTCGAGCGGCTTGCCGTCCTCATCGGTGAAGCGGTCGGATACGACCAGCTTTACGTTTTCAACCTGCCTGGCGTTCTGCGCCAGAAATGCGGTAAGATTACCCATTGTACAAATTCCTCCTTATTCCATACCGGACAGCGTGTTAAATTCCTCCGGCATATCCCAGTCGTCGAACGTGCCGGAAAGCTCCTCATCGAGCAGGGTATCGCCTGCGTCGAACTTCGCCAGAATCGAGCTGTCGATCAGGCAGCCGGTGTGCGTGATGGTCTGACGGCCGGCAGACGAGGACGGGTCCTCGTTGGACACCTGAATCTCAAACGGCGTCATCCTGCCGGTCTTGCAGTAGATCAGGAACCAGCGGCGGAACACGCTCTGGTTAAAGTGCGCCGTGCCCTTCCACGAACCGGACCACCCACTTGGCTTCTTGCCCTTGCCGGTGCGGCCGAGCAGCTTTACGTCCTGAATGTCGACCTTCGCGGACGACTCAAAGCTGTACAGCTGCATCATATTGTAGCGGTTGCCGTCAAGGGTGACGTAGCACTCGGCCATCGAACCGGCTACCGCATCATTTGCTTCCATAACAGGAGCGTTCAGCATGACTTTTCCCTCCTTTATTCAACGATTACCTTCATGTAAAGCTGTTCCATCGCGGAAACCGGCTGTACATGATCCTCGACCGCAACCGACTTCTTCCTATCGCCCGGCGACACGGTGACGCTGCTGCTGTCAAAGTTCTCAATGGCGCGGATGGTCTGGAGCTGGGTGTGGTGCGCTACAATGTCGCTCCACAGGCTCACGCGGCCGGAGGCGTCGTTCTGGACTTTGCCAATGTACTTCGAGTTGAACAGGCTTGCAATGTCATTGGCGATCTGGTCGAGCACGCGCATAACCTGATTGGACGAGAAATCCGCGCTCTTTTCGTCCGTGACGGACACAAAGGTGTTGATGTCGGTCAGCACGCGCGTCTGGTCGCCGACACGGTGGAACGTGAACTCACCGGCCTTGATGGCCTTTTCAAGCTGGGTCTGCGTGTAGTTCGTGTCGATGTCGTACTCGCCGGTATAGGTCGAGTTGGTCATCGAGCGGTTGACCGCGCACGCAGATTCCGCGCCGGTCGTCCAGTACACCGCCGACGGATCATCAGCCGCACCTACCAGTCCGTTCTTGACGGAAATCACGCCCTCGTAGTCTGCCGCAGGGTAGCCATGAAGCACGCACTGGAACTTCACGCCCTGCTCGTCACGCAGGCGGCGCGTCCAGTTGGCGAACAGACCCTTGACCGTGCTGTTCTTCGTGTCGCAGCCGACCGCGTTGAAGCTGTACGGCTCGATCTTGTCGAGGAACGTCTGGTAAGCTGCATCCTGCACCGCGCCGGTCGTGCCGCCGGTGAGCAGCAGGCCTGCGTTCTCGGTCAGCGCCTCGCTGCCCTTCCAGTGCAGATAGTCGTTGTCGGAAAGGTCGGAAACTGCCTTAACTGCCTTCTGCGTGTCCACAAGGGTCGTGCCGATATAGGTCGAAACGTCGTAGACCTCGTTCGTCGATACCGTGAAGCCCTCGTTCTGCTGAATCACGATCTTCAGTTCGTTGCCGATCTTGCCCGGATACTTCGCCTCTGCGTACTTGCAGGCTGCCTTTGCACCGCCGCTGTTCAGACGGAACAGGTGCAGCGTCTTGGCATTTGCGAAGATCTCGCGCAGCGGACGCAGCTCGTCCGCCGTGTAGGCGTAGCCGGTCAGCGCCTGCGACTGCTTCTGAAACTCGCTGTTCTCGATGGTCACGACCTCGTTTTCCGGTCCCCAGTCGAGGGACAGCGGGAAAGCCGCCGTGCCGCGGTCGCCCAGGGTCGCAGAGGCACGCGCCGCCGACACAAAGTTGATGTATGCACCGGGCAGCACCTTGTTCTGTATGGTATACATACCGCCGCCTAAAGCCATTTAATTCACCTTGCCTTTCATAAAGTTATCAATGAGCGCGTCCACCTCGGAAAAGGTGTAGCGCTGATCCTTGTCGAGCAGCACGCCCAGCAGGTCGCGCCGCTCGCGGTATCTGTCGAAGGTCAGGAGCTGTGCGCCGGTAAACGCCGGTGCTCCTGCCTCGGTTTTGCGTTTAACTGCCATTTTCGTTCTCCGTTCCTACGGTGGTCTGCAAATTCTCCATCGGAATATCTTCCGGGATTTCCCGGACAAACTGCCGGTAGTCCGCGAAAAAGTGCAGCACCTCGTCTGTAATTTCCCACGAGAGATTGCTCCCGCGCAGGCTCTCCGTGCGCCGCAGCAGCAGCGTGAGCGTCTGCGCGGTCTCTCGGCACTGCTCCTGCGGACGGCCGTCCGACGGGAAGAACCGCACGTCCATGTGCTGCACGATCTCATGCAGCCCGGACGGGTACGGCGTGACGTCCGCACGAAGCTGCCGAATGGAGAAGCACGGCGCAGAGAAGCCCTGCTCGATACGTTCGGTATAGATGTCGTACTGCTCCGATGGATAGACCGTGCGCAGCTTATCGACGATTTCCTGTACTACGTTAATCATTTGCCCTCCATCATGCGGCTGAGGAATTCCTCGCTCTTGGTCTTGATAAAGTCCGGCGCTTTTTTCTGAAGGTCGAACAGGCTGTCGCGCAGCATATGCTTGCCTTCAACGAAACCGTGCGTCACGCCCTTGTGGACGATACGGTGTCCGTTCTCCACATAGGGCGCGTAAAAGACGTTATTATAAATCTCCGCACGGTAATGTTTCCCGCTGCGCCGCGCATGAGTAATAAACCAATTACGTTTCAGGTGCTCGGTTTTATACGGCGTGACCTTTTTGACGTTTTTCAGCAGACCGTTCATCATCTCATCGAGCAGGCCGGTGTAGAAAGCGTCCATCTCCGGTTCACTGGCGGCGGCCTTAATACGTTCGTTTAAGTCGCGCAGCTCGTGAAAATCGCAGCTTCCCCAGCTTGCCATTACGCTCGCTCCTCTCGGACGGCAGAAAGCTGCTGATGCGTCGGATAGACCGCGCTTTCGCCGCTGTATTTCAGCCGATAGGTCGCGCCGTACTGCTGAACCGCAATGCGGCAGCCTGCCGGAACAGCCAGATCAGGCGCACAGTAGATCGTGGCCTGATAGCTGATCTGACTGCTGTTCGCGTCCGTTTTGCTGTCCGGTGTGCCGGAAAACGACAGCGCACACGGGATATTCTCGTGCAGCACCGCGTCCGGCGTAACAACGGTTTCGCCATTCACGGTTTGCTTGCTTGTGCCGGTGACGGTCATCACGCCGTCATAGGTCTGCTCGAGCAGCGCCCGTTCCAGCTCCGGATTGCCGAGCATACTACCACCTCATCTTTCGATAGGCGTTCAGCTGCGCCTTGTAGTCGGTGAGGAAGTCGCCTGAGCCTGCCAGCGCCGCCAGCTGCTCCGCCGCCGTTGCAAAGGAAAAGGACGTATCCCCTCTGGACACGCCCTTTGCGGCAGGCTGCATATTCTCGTTCTGGAGCTGAACGCTGTTTACCAGGCCGCGCACCATCAGCACTGCGGTGTTCGTCAGGCCGTCCGGCGCCTCGGTCAGATTGCAGTAGTTACAGATCTGTTCGAGCACCAGATCGCAGGCGAACTCAAGCGTTTCCTGCGGCAGGTTCGGCAGCAGGCTTTGCGCCCGCAGCATCAGCGTTTCCCTTGTCATTTCTGCGCTTCCCCCTCGGTTTGTCCTCGGTCGGCTCGGTTTCCTCCTCGGCGGTCACGGTTTCTACGGTAAAGCCCGCACGGCCGGAGAACCAGCTTGCAAGCCACTCGTTATCCGTCTGCGCCTCACCACTGACGAACTGCACGCCGCCGATCTTGCGGTCGTACTCCTCGCTCGGTGCCTTGATCTTGTACATAGCGCTTCCCTCACTTTACCTTGAAGTTGCGCAGCACGCCGGCAGCGCGGGACTTCTTGAGCACGGTTGCCGCTACCATCTCGACATCACCGGCCTTGACCGGGCCTGCGGTAGAGAAATCCGGCAGCGTGGTGGAGATCACCTTGCCGCCCATCGGAGATACGGCGTGGAAACCGTCCAGACCCAGACGGACAGCGTACAGGTCGGTCAGACCGGTAACGGTGGTCTTGGACGAGGATGCGCCGTACTCGCGCGACGTAATCGGCACGACCGGCTTTTCCTTCTTCTCGGCGGTGTCGTAGTAATACTGCATATCCATGAACGGAATGCCGTTGTAACCGCTCATCTGACGGCCGAAAGCGTCCTCGGAGTGGGTCAGATAACCGGCACGGCGGGCGCAGGAGCGGATCTTGGTCAGCAGCGCCGCATTGCCGATGAGCATGGTCGGCACGCCGTCCAGCTCGGACAGGAACTCGTCGAGCATATCGAGCACGGTCTTGTAGTTGGTGTCGATCGCCGCCGAGGTGGACAGGTCGATCGCCTTGGATGCATCCGCGTTGAGCTCGGTGGAAGTGCCGACAAGCAGCGTGTCCAGACCGTCAAAGCCCTTGGTGCCCTTGTCGCCGTTGATGGCGGTGTAGTGGAACAGGTTGGTGGTCGCCTTGATGTGCTCCTCGAGCTGGAACTGCACCTCGCTGATCTGACCGTTCGCGGTGTTAGCGAGAACACGGTCGATCTTGAACGTACCGCCGAAGATCTTGAGGTCAACCGACTTGGTTTCGCGGTCGGCAACGGTATCGGTGTAGTCGGCGTTGATGTCGCGGAAGTCCGCGCCTGCCGGAGTCTTGAGCTGAGTGTAGCCATAGGTCAGCGTAGAGCCGCCGGTGCCGGGGGAAACCGAGTTGTCAAACGTCAGTGCGTTCAGCAGCATGGAGCCGCGGCGGAACTGGTCGATAACCTGCTGGTCCACATGGTTTGCCATGCCGACCTTTGCCTGTGCGAGAGTGATAGGCATTTTTCATTCCTTCTTTCTGTTAGCCGTTGGTGTTGTATACTTCTGCGAGAGCGGAACCGAGGTCGTTTACCGTGTTCGGATTGCCGCCGGACTGCGGATTGTAGCCGCCGCCCTGACCGCCGTTCGGGTTTCCGCCCTTGTCGCCCTGCTTGCCGGACTGACCTGCGCCGTCTTCTTCGAACAGCCATGCCTTGTCCTTTTTCAGACTTTCCACCTGCGCGTCAAGGCCGGTGATCTTGCCGTCCGCGCCGATCTTGATGTCGTCCATCGAGAGCGCCGCGCGGGTCAGCTGCGGATCGCGTGCGTGGGCACGGGTCAGCGCAAGGTCGATCGCCGCATCGCGGCGGATGTTCGCGGTGTCGGTATCGTACTTGGTCTGGAGGGTCTTGAGGTCGTCCTCCAGCTTCTTCGGGTCCTTGCCGTCCCACGCCTTGGCGGCCTCACGCAGGTCCTTGATGGTGTTGTTCGCCGTGGTCAGCTCCTGCGCCTTGGTGTCCAGGTCGGCCTTGGGAACGTAAGCGCCGCCTGCGGCGTTCACGACCTCAAACTTTGCGTCCTTTGCGGCCTGCTGAAACTGCTCCCACGTCAGTGCGCCCTTTTCAAACAGGCTTTTGAGAAATTCCATTGTTTTTTGCTCCTTTCCGTAAAATGGGTATGAAAAAACCACCTTGACGGTTGTCTTGGTGGTTAGTTCTTCGGTTGTACGACAAAGGCGCCTCGTTTCCGAAGCGCCCTTATCGGGATCTCTGGTATTTTGGTGGGTGTGCCCCTTCCCACATTTCTTTTGACCCAAACAGAAATACACAATACTGATAGCATAGTATTAAATTTCCGCTTAGGTGTGTAGCAGCACAATCTCTACTTCAAAATACCGTTTATCTGTATGATTATTATAACAGATTTATTCCTTGCTGTAAAGAACCTCGCTTTTGTTTATGAGTTTCTTCAAATTCTTTTCTCTGATGCGATAGAACGTCATGATAGAGTTTTTCCGCCCTGTATCATCAGTATCCAGTGCAAGCCGCACAACAACATTCAAATTGGTGTCCGGCAAGCCCTTTACCATGAAAACCGTTCCGTCATGCTTACCGTCAACAAGAACGGTATCCGGCTCGAGTGCCGCAGTGGCTCCATATTTCTCGAACAGCTCCACATCTTCCGGGTGACGTTCTCGAATATGCTCCAGACGCTCGTCCATAATAATCAGCTCATCTGTTTGCAGCTTTCCAAAGCGCTTTTCCAGATACTCGGTTTTCAGTTTTCCCAACGTCCGATAAATCGGTTGCTCATTCTGCACAGCCGTGTCCCCATTCTCCGCTATCTTAGATTTTATTATAGCAGATTTTGTCGGTTCTGCAACTGGTTCGGACGTTTACTTCTCCAGTAGCTCAATGCTTTCAATTTCGGTTTCCAGCATTCCGGTCAGAACGCCGTTGTCGTCGCGCCGGATAATCAGCTCTGCAATCTCCGGTTCATTGTCCAGTGCGCCTACGACGGTGACGAATTTGCCGGCCAGCGTAATACCGTCCGTGCATTCCACCTTGAGGCGATGCGCTTTGTCATATGGGTGCTCGGTGCCGAGCAGCTTTTTCATGTGCTGAATGAGATCCATTGTTATCTCTCCAATGTACGGTCTTGATGACTAAGTCTTTGGTTGATAGTGAACGCCCGGTGCACATTCGATTGCCGGGTTTTCCTCCAGCTTATTCATATGCTCGCCCGGGATACCATCCGGAAACGCCTTGCAGCATACCCGCTTTCGGTGGATACAGGTATTGCACAGCACACCATGAACGCCAGACGGCTGCGAACAGCGTGCCAGAAACTTGTCATGATCGGACAGTTCTTCATATCGCCTGTTGCGTTCCTCGGGTGACAGCCTTTTGAAGTCCTCAAAGGTTAAATTTCTGTCAGCCATATGGTGTTGCCCTCCTTTCTGTCAACAATGAAACGCGATTCTCTCTTGAAAAGGATTTCCTTTTCGATTGCGTTGATACCACGCATATCTCTGCCGGTCTTACTCTGAATAACCAGCTGAATATCCATATCCGAGTCATATACCTCCATAGAAGTAGACGTGTATGCGTCGTATGTAACGATCGCGTCAACCTCATGCGCTGCCAGAAAAGCAGCTTTATCCGGTATCATGTCACTGGACAGAGAACGATATACCGTTCCCTCGTACACTGGAAGTTTATCCAGCGCCTTGTCAAGCCGTTTCGTCCAGCGCTGTTCCGCTTCGCTGAGCGATTCACCTCGGCGCAGCTTATCGTTTAGCGAATAGCTGGCCGCACTGACATACTTCTGCAGTGCGCTTGTTTCGCGCTTGTTCAATTCCAGTATAGCATTTTCCGGGTCGTTTTCAACATATTTCTTATGCCATTCCTCATATGTCATACCTTTCTCGACATACTCGGTCTTACCGGTCGCGGGATTTCTGGCGGCACGCTTACTGCCGATCCGGAACTCCGTTACCGGAACGGTGGTACACCGGCAGCGCGGATGCAGCGGCGGATAATTGATACCGGTTTCATGCTCTGCCAGCGGAAACTCGCGCTGATCCAGAGCGCCGCACACCGAGCAGGTCTTGAGGTCGAGCGCCGCCTCAAACCGATAGGACTGGACACCGGTTTCCCGGTATCCCTGTTCGGCAGCTTCAGCCGCCATATGGGCGCTCTCGGTGTGGATGAGCGTTGCCGCCCTGCTCTCGGACACGCCCATGCGCTTGGCAAACTCTTTCGTCATGCGGTCGAGCGAGTCGCCGCGTACCAGACCGCGCGAAAGCGTCTGCGTCAGCTCACGCAGGAGTTTGTCCTTGTCCGCCCAGATACGAGACGAAAATTCACTGCCGAGCCACGGCACGGCGAGTATCTTCTCGACCGTCTGCGGGTCAATGCGAGCGAATGTGCTTGCAACATTCATCTGCTGGCTGACGGCGTACACCGTGCGGTAGTAGGTGTCGGTGTAGCGCTCCTGCAAGTGGTCGCGCAGCACATCGCGCTGAGAACCGAACAGCTCCATCATACGCAGCTCAACCTGCGTCTGCAATGCCTGCAAGCGCGAGATACGCGACCGGAGATAAACCTCCTCCAATTCCTTGTCAAAGCCGCCGGCTCTCGCCTTATCCCGGAACTCGTCCAGCGACATCCGGAAGTCCTCCAGCTCTGCATCCTGCAGCAGCCTGCGTGCGTCTGCCATGCTGACGCTCTCGTTTGCGGCATAGCGGGCATAGAAGATCGAGATTTCCTTGTCCAGCTCGTGCAGGATACGTTCGTACTCCCGATGGAACCGCAGACACAGGTCGTCATCTTCCTGTTTCTGCTTTTCGGCGAGATCGATGGCACGCTTGCGCCAGTAGGCGCCGTTCAGCTTATCCGCTGCTGCCATCGCCTACACCGTCCTTTGGCGGAAACTGAAACTGCGGCTGCTTCTCGGCTGCTGCCTGCTGTTCCTTTTCCAACTGCTTTTGCTCGCTCTCGGCATCGTCTACCCACGGATGGTTTGCGAGGATGGTCCTATCCGAGATAATGCCGACCGACTGCTGCGCGATCTGCGCGGTTTCAAGGTCGTTCTGTACCATGTTGCGTGTCCATGTCTGGAGAATGCGTTTCGGCTGTGCGATACCCTCCAGACGGCAGATAGCACGTACCAGCTCGGCAAAGCCGCTGCGGAACTGCGTTTCCAGCATCACGGCCTTCAGCTCCAGCAGACTGTACAGGTACTTGAGCGCCACGCCGGACGAGTTGCCGAAATTCTCAGGGTTCGGGTCAACGCCCATGCCGGAAACGAAGATCTGACGGCGGGTTCTTTCGAGAAAAGCGTTCCGCGCCTCAAACGGGATCTCCGCGCGGATGGTGTCCACACCGCCGTCTCCCTCGACCTTGATGAGCTTGCTCTTTTTGAGGTCGCTCATAAACTCGGTCTTGTCCGTGCCGCCGTAGTTCTTGATGACGAAGATGACCTCCTGCACGTCCTCCATATCGTTGGCGAAGCCGGACACCACCTTGTCATAAGCGTCGATTAAATCGCGATACAGCGGCAGATCACCCATGCGGCCGGCGTTATTGTAGAACGGGATGAACGGCACCGCACCGAGGCCGTGCCGCAGCTCCTGCCCGACTTCCGGATATTCGAAGTAGGTGTAGTTGCCGGACACGCCGTTCTGACGGTAGAACCGGCAGGTCGTGTCATCCCAGTATTCGCACACCTGCACGGTCTGTCCGCTTGTCGGGTCGAGCATGGTGTAACAGCGCAGCACGCCGACGAGGTCGCTCTCCAGCGTACCGGAGAACACCGGCACGATCTGTTCCGGGTCTACGGTGTGGTAGCGGAACCTGCCGTCTGTGCCGCGCCAGTAATGCAGCCACCCGACCGAGGTGTTGCTCGCGTCAATGCCGAGCTGCATGGCCGTTGCGGTGTACTGATCTCCGAGAATCTCTGCAATCCGCTCGTTAGCGGTCTTGTTCCCCACATCGAACACCGGCGGATAGCTCAGCGCGTAGGAAACCTTCTGCGTCACGAGCAGATTATGCCACGAATGCGAAATACGGTTGTCCGCGAGGTGCAGCGGATTGCCGAGTGTCTGCTCGGTCTCTGCCTGCCGCTGCAAAACGCTGTTGTCCTGCTTGATGCGGTTGACGTTGCTGTAATAGCGCCGCGCCTCGTCCGCCTCGCGAATGAACTGCCCGTGTCCCTGCAAAAGCCGCTGAATCGTGCGGCTGTTTACTTTCACCATACGCTGACACCTCCTTTCCTGTTGAACTGCTCCGCAACGCCGGTTGTCGCGTCGGGAGCGTCATCGTGGGCGTTTTTGCCCTCTTTCTGATAATGCTGCATGGCCTTTGCGTACTCCGGCCAGCGGTCACGCCAGTTGACCGGATAATAAATATGGTCCTGTACCCATGTTGCGTTTGTGAGAATTCTTGCGACCTTGTTCTCGCTCTGGTGGAACCACTCCACACGGCAGCGGTTGGAGCCGAGCCGCCGAAGCTGCTCCTGCACGTTGCGGGCAAAGCCGCGGCCGCCGTTGTTGCTCTCGATTTTGGCGAGGTTTGCGTCGTTCGCCAGCAGCCGCCGTGCGGTTTCCGGCTCGGTCACTTCCATCGGGTCTTTGGTGTAGTAGATGTCGAGCACATAGGCCTCGTGGTTATACTCGCCGTAAATGATGCTGCAAAGATAGTCCGCGCCGGTGTCCGCCGTGTCCGTGTAGCTGCGGATATGCGTAAACAGCGGATTGCCGTGCTCGTCCCTCGGAATGTCCGTATAGGTCTTGAAGCTGCTGTACAGCCTGCCCTTGAGGTCGATCGGCTGCTGCTGGTAGTTCGCGGACGCGATTTCCTCGCTCATCGTGCGAACCTTGTCCTCGTAGTCCTCACGGGTGAGAACCGCGTCGCACAGCATCGTGCCGTCGTCCTGCAAGGCTTTCATCGTGATGAGTTCCGCATCCGGCCAGTGCTCCAGCGCACGGCCTGCGAGGTCGCCGGTCGCCCAGCGCGTCATGATGATAACGATCTTGTATCCGGTTTCGGTTCGGGACAACATCGTGTCCGTGAACCACTGCCACTGCTTGTCGAGTGCGCCCTCGTTAAACGCCTCCTCGGCCTTCTTGATCAGGTCATCGAGAATCAGCTTGCGTGCGCCGAAGCCGGTCGCCGTGCCGCCCGGAGAGGTAGCGAGGTAACTCGCGTACTGTCCCTCAAGCGCCCATTTGCCTGCGGCGGCCTCGCCGTACTTGATGCGTGTCTGCGGGAAAATGTCCGAAAACACGATGCGGCTCGGGTCAAACCGTTCCTCCGCAATGCCGTCGCGGACCGCCCGTGCGAACGTCGTGGACAGCGTTTCGTTGTAGCTGCCGGTCATGATCTGCTCGGACGGATCGCGGCCAAACAGCCACTGGCTCAGCAGCACCGCCGTGCGGCTCTTGCCGTGTCGCGGCGGCATATTGACCACAAGTACCTTGCGATCGCTCTCGCAGAACGCCTGTAAGCGCTGACACAGCGTTTTGAGGTACGGCCTGTCCTCGCGGTAGAAGTCCGGCGCCATCAGCTTGCAGAACGCCCAGAAGTCGCGCCGCGCAAGCTCAAGGCGAGCCGCCCTGCGAATGTGAGGGTCAACCATCGTCAGCCAGCTTCCGCAGCTCCTCGGTGGTCAGACCTGCAAGCGGGTTTTCCACCTCGAGAGTGCCGGAGTGCTCGATTTTCTGCACAAACGCGCCCGCCGCCTTGGCTCTCAGCTCTGAGGCCTTGAGCCGGTCCTTGGTTTCCTCGCCCTTGTCACGCATGACGTTCGTCCAGAAGGCGTTGATCTCCTCCATGTCGGCAATTCGCGGCGTTTCAAGGATTTTATCCCGCTCCGCAATGTAAACAGCAAGTTTCCGCAGGTTTTCGCTGCCGATGGACTGAAATCCGTTGTCATCCCTCGCCTTGTATCCGGCAAGCCGCGCCGCTTCTGCCGCCGTCTTGCCCTGCTTGTAATAATCTACCCAAGCCTGCTGCTTGGCTGTCAGTTTGCTCACGCGCTCACCGTCCTTTCTGAAAATGGGTAAAAGAAAACCGCCTATGGTGTAGGCGGTTTACGGGTAAATCAACCTTGCATTATGCCAAGTTCTTTTAGGTTTTTGTTTGCATTATGTTGCACCTCGATATACTTTCGATGAAGCAAATCCATAAAATTTTCTTGATTTTCCAACATCTCAATTATTTCAGATAGCGAAATACATATAATCACTTGTTTACGCACTAAATAAACATCACGACATATATCTCGAAATGTTTTGGGCGCTGGTTTCTTGCTGACAAATACTCCAAAAGAGCAACCTGCTCGCCCCATAATATCCGATAGCTTTGAAAGATATGTATTCTTCGGTGTGCTTTTTTCATTTTTGCATTCCACATAAAAAGATGAACCGATTTCATCAAAGAAATTTCCTTGAAAATATCGTTTTACTATCACAAATCCATCTATTTGATTTAATTTTGTTGTAAATTCCGATGTTGCTTTAAAGCAAGTGCACTGATTAAACAGATCCCTCGTTAAATTTTCTAACGCATTTCCTTGCTCGGTTGATGATGTATATCGAGTGGTCATTATAGCTTCTGCTCTTGCTATCCAATCTGATCCATCATCTGGAACTGAATAAAACTCTCCGATTTCCAATAAACCGTGTTTCCAAGCAAACTGCAGAGAATCGGGGCGGACAGCACCAGCCGATTCTTTCATCTTTTTCGAATCTATGCAGTGCTGCCCATCCTCAAAAGGGGCATCTTCGATTATCTCAAAACGAATTTCTATATCCTGTGCGCTGTCAAATTCGTCTTTCTCAAACTCTTTCTCGCAGCATAAACAATATTCTATACTCTTTATGTCATTAATAGACTCTAACCTTTTAATAATATGTCCACATTCCGGACAACAAAGCACAAAATACTTGTGCATAAAATTAATTTCTATACATGCCTTTAAAAAATTTGCACTTTCAATATAGCTACACTGAAGATGTGTTGCAACACGCGATATAGAAATTGTTTTTCTCGCATCAGCTGACAATCCTGAAAAATAGCAATCAGCTTTATCAAGAAGTTCTTCAGAAAAAGACCGTTCAAGCGTCAATAATTGAGAATAAAACATCTTGAATATCCTCCTCAGCCGTATATTCCTTGAAACTCAAATTGCACTTTCCTTTTTTCTCCGAAATGCGTACAGTAAAAGTTTCTGTATAGTATGTTCGCGTATTACGTCTCCATTTTAGCGTCAGTCCATCACACGTCTTGTCATTGTCTATCATGCGCTTATTGTCAAAAAATATCGCTTTGCTTTGTAGCGGTCCTGCATCTCCGCCTGCAGCCTGATCCACATGAGAGTCTTCTTCATCTGTAGCACATAATTTAACTGGATATGCATTTCTCTTTCGTGTAAATATTTCTTTATCTTGTCGATTAATTGAAATATATTTCTCAAAGAGATTGCGTATATCACAATGTAATCCAGAGATTTGATTTTCTGGTATTCCGCACAATTCCTTTATCTTTTGTTCTATATCCGTAATAAATGTTTGGTATTGATCAAGTTCAGTTTGTATCTCTGGCGGTGTTTCTGTAAAGCTTTTTAAGAGTTTATAAAATTTCTTCTTCAGATTATATGCTTGCTCTTTATCATCCACATCTGTAATACCCAAAATACGTTTAGCATAATCCACAGCATCTCGCACTGGCTTTTCAGCATTTAGTGATTGTTCCATTGTGGCATAGACACTCTGGCTTTCCGGATTGTACTCATAAAGATTTGATCTAGATTTATATCGAACCACATACCAACCATCATCAATAAAAAAATCAAAAATAACTGGGAATTCAATATTTCGTGCATTTAAATTACGTTTTTCAATATAAGTAACCATTCTACAAAAATAAAGTGTTAATACGCGCTTACCTCTCATAGTTGAGCTTGTATATTTTATTAATTTAGTTTGATTGTCGTATTGAGAATTTATCAAATATCCCGTAGATTCTTTATCGACATACTTATCTAAGTGCTTTTGAATGCCTTCTTCATTCGATAATATCAAACTAATTCCATTATCTATTCGACATTTATAAAGCACAATTTCCTTTATGCCTTCCTTTACTGTTTTATCTACCCATTCTGCAAAGATTTGCTCATTTGCCTTATTGGCCTTTGCAAAATCCAGTGCAGCCGAAACTAATTTGGCTTTATTGTTTCCTTTATTTACATTAATATTATCTATTTTAACCTGATTATCTTTCAAAAAAGATAGAATAGGCGGTATGGTCCAATATTCTTCTTCTGGATTACAGAAGATATGCGCTGTATTTTCCATATTGTTTCCTCCTCTTTACTACAATATACGACTTTTTTAGTCAAAAGTAAATATGCAATAGCGCATATATCCTGTTTTGAAAACACCCATTATTAATTTCTGTTAAAAACAAAAGGCACCCATTTCAAGGTGCCCTTCGCAAAAAGAGGAGTTAAGTAATACTTTTCCGTATCACTTCACGATACCATAATATCACGGCTTTCACTGCACGAAGTATCATTTTACGGCAAATTTAATTTTTCTGCCACCAACCGCACAAATGTACCGTTCCACCGTTTAGCAGTTGCCTCGCTCACCGGCACGCACATTGCTGCGCCGTACAGCGTATGGCTGCGCTTCCAGTACACGCGGTCGATCAGCTCTATGCGCTGGCGGCCATGTTTCATTACCTCGGTTTCCGAGATAGCAGCCCGCACCGCGTCATACCGCCGCTGTTCTTTATCAGTCAGGCGGTCAACGACCGCACGCTCAACCGGACTGCCGCCGCTGCTGTGGCCGCCGGATGCGCCGTAAGCCGGTGTACAGGGCATGTCGCCCACGCTCTCCGCCTTGCGGCGCAGCGCCGGATATGACCGGATGATGCGCTTCGTGTACTCCCACCAGTCCTCACGCTTGTTCAATGCTTCCCCTCCCTGTCCGTAATGCCATAGCGCCACGCAAGGTAGCGCCGAACTTTATCGCTGTATTTAGTCAATATTCTTATGCTCCTCCTGATATTTCCGCATGATGCCGACCGCTACGCGGCAGGCTTCGTCACACGCGGCGACCATCCTCTCGCGGATCATGCGCTTGCGCGCCAACATATCCGCGTAGTTCATGCCCCGCGGCTTGCCGGAGTGCTTTTTCTTAGTCTTTGCCATGGGTTACTCCTCCCTTTTCTCTTTCACGCAGCCGTTTGTCCCGGATCATCCGTGTTACCCGGTGACCGAGGACAGACGGCAGGCAAACATTATCGCCAAAGGCACCGGCGTACCACAGCGGGCAGGCCGTGGCGCAGGTGCTGCTGCGGGTCTTGTAGCACACACCCTCGTCTGTTTCCAGATCTTCAAGCAGATCGTGCAGCAGTATCAGTTCTCTGTCGGTCATAATCAGCTGCCGCCTTTCCGCTTGATGCGTGCATCTTTGCTGATGCGCTGCTCCGCATACAGCAGGCTTTCCGGCATGGTGTAATACGCCTGTCCGCCTGCGATGGCGCAGAGTAATTCACCCAGCACCTTTTGCGCTTCCCGCAGATCACGATACCGCGCCACAGTAACTACCTTGGCGTTCTTGTCATAGCTTGCGACGATGAGCGCCGCATCCGGCTTTTCCGAGATGCAAAAGCGCTCCACGAAGTCCGAGTTGATAATCTGCTTCTTGTCACCGCTCAGAATGTACATGGCGTGCCTCCGTTCCATTGCCACGCGCAGAACGTCTCGTCGCAGTCGGTGCAGAGCCGCGCCTCCGGGTTCATATGTCCGATGCAGCCCATGCAGCCGCCGAGGCGCTTGAGCTGCGCAAGCAGCGTGTCGCGTTCCTTTGCGACCTGCTCCAGCGCGTGTTCATACAGGCTCAGCCGCACCGCGGCCTCTCGTGTGATCGCGCAGCCATGCACGCCGCAGTTGTGCTCATACCCGCAACCAAGGCAGACCAGAGAGCCGGTCTGCACTTTCAGCCGCCCGAGGGCCTTGATGAGCTCATCGGTTTTCATATGTGTCCGCTCCTTCCCCATAAAACAAACTGATTTGATCTGCAAATTTGCTAAACCGCTTTTCGGCAGCATCGAAATATGTCCGGTCGATTTCAAAACCTGTGAAATCCAGTCCAGCCTTATATGCCGCGATCCGGCTGCTGCCGCTCCCTAAATGGGTATCCAGCACGCGCATACCCGGCGACGCATAACGTTCAAACAGCCAGTCATACAGCGCAACCGGCTTTTGTGTCGGGTGAATACGCACCTCATTGAGTGCCTTATTCCCTTGCTGAATATGCCCCTCCGCAACGCTTTTCCCCTGCAGCATACCGCTCCACATATACCGAAACAGACGCACGCTGGTAAACAGGTCGGTGGCGGCAATCTCGCAATCCGAGAAACTCGAGCTTTGGTTGCATTTGTCCCACACAATCCGGCCGGGCGCAAAATCATAGCTGAAATAATTGCAGCCCCAAATGATGTAGTGCTTTGACACTCGCCGCAATTCGTCAAAGTATGCCTTTCCCGGCACTTTCCATGCTGCTGATACAGGGTAATAATTGCGCCGCACTCTGGTTCGGCTTACGTTGGAGCCGTAATAGTGGCGGCGTTCCGGTCCGCTAAAGTACGGAGGGTCTACCACAGCGAGATCGAAACAGCCGTCTTGGAACTGCGCCATTCCCTCCATGCAATCCATGCAGTAGCAATGGTTGGTTTCAAGCATGGCCGTTGCTCTCCCGCTCCAGCAGCTCCTTCCGCAGCTCCTTGAGCTTGTCCGTCAGCAGGCTTTCTGCCTTGCTCCCTGCTTTCAGCTTGCCGCCCTTGTCGCAGAGATTGAAACGCGGACGGTTGACGTTATGCGTACCTCCACCCGGAAAGAAGTCATCGCCCTCATACCAGCTGGCGGTGAAAAAGCTGCCGTCCGGCAGGTCGAGCCGGTACACAAACAGTCCGATCTCAGGTGCCTTGTGCCAGATGCCCCAGTTACGCCAGTCAGACAGAACGGCCTTGCGCTTGCTCTCGTTGGTAAGGGCGAGAATGTCCTTACCTGTCAGTTCCAGCATCATACCTCATTTCCTCCCATCCGCAGCAGCTCTGCGGCCACGCACTCCGAGCAGTGCTCGATCAGGTCGTCATGGTCCTCGATCTCTCGCGGAAATCTGCAATACTCGTCACAGAACTCCTCCATCACCTTGTTTGCCCGCTGCTCCCAGCAGGCCGGATGGAACACGGGTGCAGTCCGCACGCCCTGCCCACAGAATTTACATTTTGCCATTATGCTGTTCTCCTCCTCAGTCCACTTCTTCCCCGCGTTCGATTGCTTCCTGGCGTCTCTTTCTGATCTCCGCCTTCTGCGCAAGCCACGCCTCCTCCCAGTCCGCGAGCGGCGCATTTTCCTGCCCGCAACTCGAGCCGTGAAGGTTCGCCGGGCTGAGATAGCCGCCGTCGTCCTGCGGCTTTGGTCTGCTCTGCTCGATCGGCTTCGCCCTGGTCGCGCCGAGATCCGCCGCCGTCAGGATACCATCCCTCTCGCAGCTTTGCAGCACGGTGCGGAAGTACGCCGCAGGACTCCTCGGTGTCTTATCGTTGGTCTGCCGCGCAGCGTCTAAAAACACTTCCTTCTGCATACCCAGCTTTTGCAGACGTGCCAGTTCCAGACAGAAATTCTTGTCAAATCTACATCCCAGCAGCTCCTCCAGCTCATCAGACAGAGCGCTCACCGGCGCACTGCTCTGCTGTCCTCTGCTGTGCTGTACTATACTGTTCTCTCCTGTACTGTCCTGTTCTGTACTGTGTGTACTTTCCGGCTGAGAAACGTCCGTTTCTTGCCCAGTTATATGTTTTTCTCGCCAAGAAATAAAGGATTGCAGCACAAAAGACTTGCCGCTCGGGTTTTTCTCTCGCATCTCTTCCTCGGTCGGCAGCCAGATGTCAAAGTTAATCTGCACGCCGCTGCGTCCCAGCGTGGCAATGAAATAACTCATCTGCATTCTTTTCGACGTGATAAACCCTCGCTTGTACAGGCCGTCGCTAAAAAGTTCACACTCCACCAAACGGTCGATCACGTTCGCAATTGTTTCCACCGGCACGGCGTACCGCCCGGCAACGTATTCCGAAAGCTGCCAGAGAACGTCCTCACGCCCTCGGCCGGAATAATTGATGTAATAGCCCTTATCGCCGTAGGCGATGTCGAGCAGGCACTCATAGATATATGGCCCGAGCACGCCGAATTCCTGCCGCACGCTTCGCAGCTTGGGATCGCGGAACAGCCCTATATCTCTCGGCCACCAGTCCAACGCAACTTTACAATTTCTGCCCGTAGTATCACCTCCGGTTTTCAGGGCAGGAAGGGCGGGGTTGCCGCCCTGTACCTTGCCTGCTTACGCCAGAATGATAACGTCCTCGCGGAGTTCCTGCGGAATGTGCTGCTCGAACCAGTCGCGGATATTGGCGATGGCCTCGCGCTTCCATGCATCCGCATCCGCCGCAAAGAGTGCCGCCTGCACCTCATCGCCGGTCTGGCGAATACGGAACACAAACGGACTTTTCGGCTGCTCGACCTCGGTAAAGGTGCGGTACGGCGCCAGCACGACCGGGTTCGGCACGCTCACCTGCTTCACAAGAGAAATACCACTGCGGGCCGTCACGCGCTGCGTCATGCCGTCATCTGCCAGCGATACACCGTTCTCGGTCGTTACCGTGCTGATGAGCTGCACCAGCGTGTCGCGGACTTCGGTCGGCACGAAATGCGTCTGCATATTGATGATGAACTCCTCCACGCCCAGCCAGCGGCCAAACGGGAACGCCGGTGCGGACAGCTCGGCTTCCAGCAGGCACTCGCGCGCCTTGTCGCTGTTCAGCTCGCGGTACAGATACACCTCGTTGTAGTCCGCAACGTGGATAACAAAGCGGCGGCTGAGGCTGTCCTCGTCCTCAGCACACTCATCCGCGCCGCTCTCGATGTAGTCGCGCACCGCCGAAAGCGTATGTACCGCCAGCGGCGATGCCGTCAGCTCGTTCGGAATGCGGTGCAGCACGCGGTCTGCATAGTGGCTGCCGTTGCGGAACTCCAGATGCGGAGCCGAAAGGTTTACGATATATTCCAGTGCTTCCTTGATCATTTTGAATATCCTCCTTGTGATTTACGCCAGCTTGACGACCTTGGGTTCGGTGTCAACGGACGGGTCGAACGACTGCTGACCGGGCACCTGCGGCGTGTACTCCATCACGATGGGTTCTGCATCCGTACCGCCGAGCAGCAGTGCGCCGTCGATTGGCTTGACCGGAACCAGCTTGCTGCTGACCTCCGCACGGACAGCCACGCTGTCGCGGTTCTCGGTTGGCACGATGGACAGCTTGATGGTCAGCGTCCGCGCCTTTTTCGCCTCAGTGTTGAAGTCGCGGCAGTTTTTCATGATGCGCGTCAGCTCGTAGGCCACGCGCTCGCCGATCGCGCCGTTCATCATGTCCAGAATGCTGATCTCCTTGACTTCGCCGGTGTTATTAAAGTTGCTCATGGTTGTACCTCTCCTTCATGGCACGCTTGTAGAATCTCATCAGACTGTCAATAACCTCGCCAGGCTCGATTGCCCAGCGTTCCGCATAGCGCAGGATTGCACCGGCGGTACGGTTATCGTCTGCAACAGTCATAGTCAGCTTTTCGCCCAGCTTGTACTGCACAGCAGCAGATTTCGGCTCCGGTTTCGGTGTAATTGGCACCGGTTCATCCGGTACGATGTACTCCGTCACCAGCATTTTGCTGTGGCAGCCGCTGCACATATCCATCCGTGTCCGTTTGCCGGTATATCGGATGTCTGCACGTTTCTGTAAAGCCTGTGCGCAGGTCAGGCATAATTTCTTACGCATAGTTACTCCTCGCAAATCCGAATGGTGATACCCGGAAACTCCCTTTCAAACCGCCGCTGCCATGCCTCTGCCCTGCTGTTGCCGGCGGACAGATGCAGCAGCCAGATGGTGAGCACGCCGCTTAAATCCTGCTTGTGCAGCCAGCGGATTACGTCCGAAACCTCGAAATGGCTGTGCCGGATGCGGTCTTTCAGCACCGAGGGAATGCGGTCGCTGCGACCCAGCAGGCTTTCCTCGTAGTTGCACTCGACGGCGATGTAGGTCAGCCGGTCAGCGGTGACGCCCAGATTGGCGGTATCGACCGCCCAGAGCAGCCGCTCCTTCGTCCGGCCGTCCTCAATGAGGAATCCTAGCGGCTCCTCCACATTATGATAGGTGCGGAACGGAACAACGGTCAGGTGTCCGAACCGCAGCACCTCTCCTGCCTTGATGAGGTGCGCCGCGTCCATCGCATCCTTGTGGGCGGCGGCTGTGCCCTCGCTCATGTATACCGGAACGCCAGCTTTCAGCATTTGTGCAGCGGCTTTCGCGTGATCCTGATGCTCATGGCTGACAAGGCAGGCGGTAATGTCCGCCACGCCATAGCCGAGCCGCTTTTGCAGCTCCCTGAACGACAGACCGCACTCCAGCAGCAGGGTCGTTTCGCCGTCCGACACAACGTAGGCGTTGCCGCGGGAGCTGCTCGCCAGTGATGTAAACGTCAAATCGGGCACGCTCCTTTGCTTTCAGGCGGCGTTTCCGGTTCTTCGGGCGGAATATCGACCTTTTCCTCGGGCGCGTTGTCCGCAAACTGCGTGGACTTGCGGATAATGTCCTGCACCCACTCGGGCAGCTTGCCGAACGTTTCCATATCCGGCTCATCCGCGTCAAATACGAGGATTTCGCTCTCCGGCTGCGGTGCCGGAAGGCCTTTAGGGAAACCGGTGACCGCCTCGATACCATTATGTAAACGGCCATCATTTCCCTCGTATACCGAAAGGCTCAACATTGCCGGTGCGCCCGCTCGTTCTTCTAAGTCAAACCCTTGACCTGCTGAATCCAATTCTTCATCAGTGAAGTTTTTGCCTCGCCATGTAATCAGCATCTTATATAAATTGCTGCGCTCGTCGGCAGAAACTCTCAGGCGTCTCGTTGATACCCAGCGCGGCTTGTCCTCACCGTTTACAACAACCCGTTCACTGGGGATTTCAAAAATAAACATACACTGCGGTACATAATTCCCCTGTTTCTGGTTTTTCGCCTTGACATATTGTTTTCCGATATCGACAATACCAATGCACACACCCATATAAGTACCTGCTGGCAGAGGCGCTATGTCCTCTTTCACTTCACGCTTTAAGCGCAAACTCATTCTATCCTCAACTCCTTATCCTGCTCCGAAACCACCAGCCGCACGACCTGCGAGCCGATAGGTTGTAACTGCGTGACGCTCTCGGCGTTGTCCACGAAAAGCGGCACGCGGCGGCTAAAATGTGCGGAAAGCGTGTCGATAATGTCCATGCCGATATTGATTTTCATGGCGTTGTTCGTCCCCTCGAACGTCGAGCCGTTCCTGTCCATCGGCTCACAGCAGTCCGCCAGACCGCCGTTGACCTGCTCAGTGAACAGCCGCCAGCGTGTCAGACGGAACTTGCTGTTGACGCTCTCAGTGATAGCCTGCACGCGGTAGCGCGTGAACTCCTCGCACATGGCAATGAGCCTGTCCATCTGCTCGACCTCGGCGGCGGCAGTGCGCTGCTCGGCCTGCAATTCAGCAATGCGGCGACGCGTATCAATGAGCGTCTGCTCTTTGGCGAGCACAGCATCACTTTCCAGCTTGCGGCGCGTCAGCTCGGCGTGCTCGGCTTCCAGGCGGCTCTTTTCCGCTGCGGTATCACCGGACAGGCGGTCAATGCGTTTGTCCGCGTCCGCGATAAGCATCAAAATCGCGCCCTTGCGGCGGTCATAGTCCGGCAGGTTCTCCGGTTCTGTGATGACCGGCGGCGTATATCCGTCAAGGGCAATCTGCGCTTTCTGCACCTCGTCCTGTGCGTTTTTCAGCGTAGTTTCGGCACTCGCAAGGCGCTCCTGTGCGGCGGCAATGCCCTGCTTGACCAGCTTGCTGTCCTCAAGGAGTGCGCCCTTGCGCTGCTGCTGATAGGCGGCAAAGGCTTCGCGCGCCTCTGCAACCTGCTCTGCCGGCAGCGGCTGATGGCAGGTCGGGCAGACGGTTTCCGTGAACTCTTCCGTGTCAATCGCACGCCAGCGGGCACGGTAATCGTTTAGGCGGGTTTCGCCGTCCGCGATGTACTGCTTTTCATGGTCAATGGTTCTCTGCAAGCGATCAACGTCCTGCCTGCGCTCGGAAAGCGCACGGTTCAACTCGGCGGTCTTGTCATCCACCGGCACGCGCTGGCTGGCAAGATGCGCGTTGTTTTCGGTTTCCAGCTCGCGGAACTGATTTTGCAGTGCGCCCAGCTCGTTGCGTGCCTGTGCGGCAAGGGTGTTGTTCGCCAGCTTCACAAGCTCACCCTGCACCCGCTCGCGCTCGGCCTGCAAACGGTCGCTTTCGCTGTGCGCTGCCGCGAAGTCAAGACTTTCCAGCTCCGCTACCATGCGGCTGCACTCGTCCACGCGAACCGGCAAGGTGTTGAGGTTTGCGTTCATGTCCTTGCGCTGCTTCATCAGCACGGACTTGTACTCGTCCACCGTCCGGCGACCGACTTTCTCGGCCAGCTCGGCGAACTGCGGTGCCGTGGAAAGCAGCTGCTTGTCCTCCGGCAGACCGCAGATCTCAGCGAGCAGCGTTCGGCGGTCTTTCCAGTGCATTCCTTTCGTTACCGCCCAGACATCGGTGAGCAACTTAAACTGTCTCTCGTCGATCAGCTCTGCAATGCGGCGCTTGTATGTGTTTTCGGCAAGCGGCACATCGTCGATGTAGTAGTCGCGCGTGTCACCGGCGTAGCGCTCGATGGACGAACCGCGCGGCTTCTCCCACTTCTCGCGGAGCACCTTGCGGAGTTTGATCGGCTCACCGTCCACCTCCAGAATGGCGGTCACCTCGGGCATCGCGCCTGCCGGCGCACCAGTCGGCTTGACGGCCGGGCGGCTGTGACCTGCGCTGTCCTTGTCGAAAAGCAGCCACGTCAGCGCATCATAAACGCTGGTTTTGCCTGCGGCATTGGCACCGAACAGGCTATTCACGCCCTCGTGAAAGTCGAGGTGCAGCTTGGGAAAGCACTTGAAGTGCACCAAATCCAAGGATTTCAGAAGGATGTTCATGCTTCCATCTCCTCCAACAGGCTCTTGATGATGTCCTTCGGCGTGCCGCGGCGCAGCAGGTCGGCAATGTCGTCGCCGGTCAGCTTCGCGCCCTTGCGGACGATCGCCGCGCGGCAAGTCGCGTCCTCGTAAGTCGCGCGCTTCCAGACGGGCGAATCCTTGCTTGCGATGGCGCGGGTCATGGCCACGCGAAACGCTTCACCGGCGTTCTTGTCCTGCTTGCGAATCTCGGTGTACATGCTTGCAATCGCGTAGCTGATCTGGGCGGTGATGATGTCCATATCGCCGGACAGCTCAACTTCGGTCTTGTTCACGCCGTTGTTTTCGGTGCAGATGATTTTTACCATTGTGTTTCTCTCCTGTTCGTGGTATTATAAATTTATAGTATTTTCCTTTGCCGCCTTTCGGAATTGCCTTTCCGAGGGCGGCTTTTTCTATTCCCTGAACCCTGCCGCCTGCGTTACCCAGAGATAAAAGGTCAGCGTAGGGATAAAGAACGCGCGGTTATGTGCGTTTTTCTTGAGCCATCCCAGCCCGAACGGACAGGAACCGTGCTCCAGACAGGCTCTCAGGCTTTCGCCCGCCATGCCGAGAAACGCCGCGCATTCGTCAATCGGGATCTTCTGCGGATACTTCTCGCACAGCCGCTCCAGCTCGGACAGCTTGGCGGTGATAATGGTTGGGGTTGTCATGGTGGTTACACCTCGCTTTCGGGGTATCCTCCTTGTCCTCTCCTGTGCTATACTGGAAACGGAAAGGAGGGAATTTTAATGGATAACTTGTCATTTAATGTGCTGAAAGAATTTGCTATACGCCAGAGTATGTCACTCTTGCAGCTTGACGCTGTTATGAACGCCAATACAATAGACGTCTTGTATTCGCTATGGCAGCGAAATTACGTTGCCGCCGATGACTGTGACCCGCATTACTCGGAATGTAACGAAGAAAAGCTGTTATACCCTACTATGCCTTTTCACATCACATTCGAGGGACGCGCGGCTTTAGAGGAAGAAACCAAATCACGAAAATCATTCCAATATAACGAATTTCGCGCTTGGCTCACTCTCGCTATCGCGCTGGCGGCTTTTGTGAAGTCCTTCTTTTTCACTTAAGCCAAACCGCCAGACACATCAGAATGACCAGCCACCAAACCACTTCGTTGATAATGGGGTGGTTTTTCTTTAACCAGTTCCAGAACACCTCATCCCACCTCGCTTTCTTGCGTATGTTGCTCCTCCTCGGCCTATGTGATATACTGAAAACTGAAAGGAGGGAAAATTATGTACTACATGCTCTGTTGTGATATTGCGACACTTCGTTGTTCGTCTGCTGAGTTGGAACGCAAAATTGCAGAATTCTCTACACGTTACCACAAACTCAGTGATAACCTCTGGCTCTACTGCACGCCAAAAGATAAGACAATGCAGTATTTTGTAGCTCCTGAAAAGTATTTAGTGCTCTATGCTTTGCAGGAATACATGACACCAGAAAGCTGTGTATTTTCTTTTGCGATTCCGAAAAACGGATATTGCTATCAGCTTTCCGATGCGGCCCGTGAGTTTTTGGATATTGACGAACCGGACGACGATTGAGCTCGCAAAGCATCACACACATCTAGCAATTTGCGAACGGCTTGGGTGTTGCAACCGCCCATGCCGTTTTGCTTTGTCAGCAACAGGCCAATCGCCGTTTCGATTTCATCAGCCAACATGCAAAGTCCTACTGCATTTACTGTGATTTCACATCCGCTAGGTCTTGACATTTTCTCACCTCCTTCGTTTACGCGGTTGCAGGAGAAATCGGTTCGAAGCTGAACAAATACTTGTAATCGCACTTGTACAGTTCGCACAGGCGATTGATTTCATCCATCGAAAAGCGACCGCTTTTCTTTCTTTCGCATTTACGCAATGGTTTCGTTCTGCGGGTGCAGACCAAGCAGATAATCAGATGTAACATTAAACATCTTCGACAGCTCGATGACCTTCGAAGCTGGAATATCTGTCTTTCCAGTCATCCACGATTTGAACGTGCTATAAGATACACCCAGTTTTTCCGCCAGCATAGCTTTGCTCATGCCATTGCGTGCTCTTTCGGCATCGATATTAGGATACATATTCCCACCTCCATTTTACCCGATACGGGTTAATTCATGTATACACTGTACACCCATTATGGGTTAAAGTCAATAGGAAAACAAAAATATTTTACCCATTTTGGGTGATTTTTTTATTGACACTCTTACATACTGCATATATAATAAGACCATAGCAAGGAGGTGTAATAAATGGGAATACCAGAAAGACTTGTCGAAGTACGCGAGAAAAATGGATATACACGCAAGCGTCTTGCAGAAGAACTTGGCAAACCCTATGCCACAATTACCAAATACGAAAATGGCGAACGTGAAGCCGGTTCTAGTTATCTGATCGAAATTGCACAGAAATTTCATGTTACTATAGACTATTTACTCGGCCTTTCGAATGACCCCAACGGTTGTAGCACACAAAAAGAAAACTCCCCCACCCCAGACGAATCCGAGGTAGAGGAGATCGAAAAATGGCTCACAGATTTACTTGTTGATCGCGGTTATATCCGCAGCGGAGAGGACATCAGCAACCGCGATGCCGATTTTCTGATCCACTGGATTGGATTGTTGGACGCATGGTTCGAGAAAGAATAAAAGCGCTACTTTCACTTTTTCCTTATTACGGCAGCGAGCAATGCATTGTGCGACCCGCCGTAGATTATCTGCCATACAGTTTCCTACCTTTCCTTGAGAATTTGTTCTAAAAACATGTGTTCGCCTGTATGCAACTAATAGTAATTCATTCTTTCGCATTTGTAAATTGGCAAAATGCATACGCCAATAAAGGCGTATTAACAATTTTCGAACTTTTTTGTGCTCTAAACGCATTAGCAAAATATGGTACTTCTCTCTACGCCCATATGTATCCGCAGCGAAAGCCTTGACCCACATTTTTTCTTTTCGAACTTAAACATTCCAAAAAAATTTTTCAAAAAAATAAAAATCCCGCCCACCGGAGGCAACCGGCGAGCGGGACATGAGGTACTGACAAATTTCCACATCCATCAGTACCTCTATTTTACCATATTTTTTTACGGTAAGAAAGGGGTTATTTTTATGCCAAGAAAAAAGCCTGCGCGCAAGGACAAGCGCTGGGAGTACAAGCTGACGCTCGGCCGCGATGTACACGGCAAGCCGCTGCGCAAATCGTTTTACAGCACGGTCAGCCTGTCGGACGCAAAGCGCAAAGCCGAGGAGTACCGCGTCGCCGCCGAGGTGTCGGCACGCACGGGTGAGGCGTTTGTGCCGTCCACCGGCAACTTTGCCGACTGGGCGCGCAAATGGCTGCGCACCTACAAGCAGCCGTTTGTTGACGTCAATACCTACGAGCTGACCTATGTCAGTCTGGTCGAGGGTCATCTGATCCCCTATTTCGGCGCGGCTCGGCTGAGCGACATTCGTCCGGCGGACGTACAGGCGTACTTCGCCACAAAGACGGAATGCTCGGAGAGCCGTCTGAAGAAAATGCGGTCGATTTTGAATGCTCTCTTTGAGTGCGCGATCGAGAACGACCTGTGCTGGAAGAATCCGGCGAAGCACAGCACGTTCCGCAGCACAGCGCGCAAACACGAGAAAAAGGTGCTGACCGATGAGCAGATCGAGCTTGCCAAGGCGTTCACCCGCGACACCATGCCAGAGGTCGCGCTGCTGCTGGAAACCGGTCTGCGGCGCGGCGAGCTGCTCGGGCTGATGTGGTCGGACTTTGACGAGCGGGAGCAGACGCTCAGCGTGCGCCGGTCGATGGCACTCAAGCACGGCGTTGTGACCGCCAATCCGCCCAAGTGGGACAGCTACCGCACGCTGCCGCTGAGCCGCGAGGCTGTGCAGCTAATCCACGCGCTGCCGCACGACAGTCTGTACCTGTTCCCCAATGCGAACGGCGAGCCGCACAGCCCGAACAGCTGGTCCCAGAAGCTCGGCAGGTGTATGTGCCGCCTGAATGAGGAACACCCCGAAGTGCCGATCCTGACCGCGCACGAGCTGCGCCACACCTACGGTACTTACCTGCGCCGGCATGGAGCCGACATCTACACCATTCAGAAGCTGCTCGGACATAAGGATATCAACGTCACCGCCGAGATCTACGTCCACAACGAACTCGGCACCCTGCGCGAAGCGGTTACCGCGCTGGAGAACCGCGCTGCTGCTGCCAAATAGCAGAACGCCCCTCCGAAAAACCGGTTTCGATACCGGCTCCCGGAGGGGCTGTCTTTTTATTCGGTTGGCCGCGGCGTATCGCCGTCAAAAACCACATGGGCAAAGCGGAAACGCTGCGTAACATCAGGGTACTTCTCGTGATCCACTTCGGAAGCGAACATATCATATGGCCGCGCATAAATTTTGAAGTCGCCGTAGAGTGCCTGGTAGATTACCAGCGGTTCGCCGGTTTCCGTGTGCGTGGCGATGGCGAGGACCTGATACAGTTTGTTCTTGAAGTGCAGGTATTTCTCACCGACCAGAATTTTTCTTGAGCTCAT